TTTGGTGCGGTGTTCCGGACGTGTAACCGTACCCGTAATAATACCGTTCGGAGGCCGTAATCCGAATTTTCCGGTTATCGCTGCCGAACTTATACCCGAAATAAGCCGCGAAGCTGTCACGACGATAAGTACCGGCCACGTATTGACTATCCAGAAGGGCGAAACGGTTCTGAATGGTATAAGTACGGTGCGCGTAACGGCTTCCCTGCAAGGCATACAGATAATTATAATAACTGGTTCCGCTGCCGGTTGTCACCCCTTCGGTAAGCGGAAGGATATATTTATATTCCGAATCCTTGTTATAAATCCGCTCGCACCAGTTGCCCATTTGTTCCTCGTTAAATACTTGCAGGACATATTCAAGGCTCATATTGCTACGCAAGGTTTCCGCCACTTCACGCAATTTGTCCGGACAAGACCGTACCAGTTCCCATAAAACGGAATCATGGCCGGCAAAAGCATAACTACCGATACTATCGTCAAAACTTTCGTGGGTAATGGTATATTCGTATTTCAGTACCGAATCATTACGCACACCGAACAGCGTGTCCATATCGTAAGGAAGGAAATACCAGATCAGAGAGTCCCAAGTCGCCAGCATCATGTTTTTTGCCCGGTTATCCACAGCCATAAAGTAATCGGTAATCAGATACCATGCAAACGGGCTGTCATTACCGAAATACTGGTTATATTCCGCCAGGAACTTGGCGGGATCATCCTTACATGAATCGATCCAGTTCCAAAGCCTTGTAACTGCCGCCTTGTCGTCCTCGTGTGCATCCGCCCAGGTAGTGTCCGCCTTGAAACGAAATTCCAGCGCATCATCAAAAGAAGACATGTCGGTAGTCCCGAACAGACAAAGGGCCTCGGAGTTGTTCAGGAACTCCAGACAGATACATTTGTTACGCTGCCCGTTCAGGGCCGCTTCGTCGTTGAATCCTTCAATTCCTTCAAAACCGTAAATGATCGCACTTTCCGACTTCTCATTATTGAAATTGTATTTTCCCAGATAAGTATTCGCACCGGTGCCGTCGTTGTCATAAAACAGGTCCATAGGGAAACCGTCCACGCCTATACGTACGTCATATTCCCCCTTATATGCAGCCTGCGGCGGTGTCAGCCACCCGCACCTCTTCCAAACGTCGTTCACAATACGCACCGCACCGGTATTATGTGTACCGGAAGAATCGGAAAAGTCCGCTTTCAAACAGAATATACTGATCGGCCGTGCTCCCGGTTTGAAACTGTATTCAAGGGACGGCACATCCACGCCGTTAACTTCCAGCGTGGTACCGTATTTTTCCAGGCGCAAGAAATAAAGACGGTAATTCTTACGCGGATAAGTGGTGGATGATGTACCCTGTATTCTTAGACCGACATTCCTTGCTACAAAATCGTACTCCTTACCCTGCGGGCTATAAAAATAGATATCGACCGGTACCTCGAATTTCTTGTTATTGGTGGCGTTGACAAGGTTCACATCGCCGACAATTCGCATAACCGCCTTTCCCTGGGCGCGTAACTTGTCTATGTCGATATCCGTACCGTTGTCCCCCGTAACATCATTCTTTTCAAATAACAGGACCATTTCGTCCGACGTAGTCCGGTCTACCATGTAATTGTTCAATTCTTCATCATCCGTAAGCGCACGGTTATAAATACGGAAATTCCTGATCTCCACATCCGCCGTATCACTGAACAAACGGATGTTCACCGGTTCCGCCTGCAGTAATCCTTCGGTAGCCCCATACTGCACCGCTCCGCAACGGATTCCGTTTACATAAAGTTCCAGCAACCGCTTACCGGCCTTGGCCCCGACAATAAAGGCCATTTTCAGGTTCATATCACTTGCAAACTTCGTACTTACTTCCGTACCGCCGGAAACACGCATAAGGGCCTGCTCCGTTGTCATCTGGAAACCGATATCGCCGGCCATACAGTCCAGTATCACCCCCTGCCGGTCCGTTACCGACGAACAAAGAATTTCCATTTCATAGGTAGCCCCGGTAGTGGTTGCATCCGTGGAGAACGGCCGGTACCCGATTTCAATCTTCGCGCCTCCCGTAAGTTTCAGGGCGTCACCCGTCCAGCCGTTGCTGCTCCAGTCGAAACCAGAAAATGTCGTATGTATGTCGCCATAATCCCAGGCTCCCGGATCGGATTCGCTGTTGCTCCGCCCGGCTGCCGAAAGTTTCAGTACAAGCCCGGCGGTAGTTTCCTGCAAGTCGATCCCGCTTTCCGTTACGTCGATATAAAACGGGTATTCCGTGGCCCCCGTCTTAAATTTCATAGTGATCTCGCCCTGCTCCGTAAAACGGTTGGTATATGTCTGCGTAGTACGGGCCACACTGACAGACTGCGTTTTCACCCCGTCCCGGTAAACGTCCATTTGAGCCGGCGTTGCGTCAGGATCATAAGCCACAAAGTCAAATTTTACCTGTTCGTACTGCCCCGCTTCCAAGCGCGGAACAAGATGGTCCTCCGTAAAAATACGGCCGTCCGGAAAACTCATCATCGTGCCGATGAACGGTGCCGATCCTCCGGATTTCAGAATATCAATATAGATACTTTCAGACTTTAACACGAGATCGGCGGAAGCCTCCATTTCGGCAACCATTTGAACGGTATTCCGGCCGGTCACAAGCGAAGAGGGGGACAAACTGAAACTGCCGTTTGTCGTTCCCGATCTTGTAATGGTGTGCGCGTTCTGTTGCCGGCCGTTCAGATAAAGCGTGACGACCTTTGTTCCGGAACCGCTCACGGCATAAGGGATATTAATCGTGTCGGCCAGGGTATAACCGCCTGCGGCTATGGCCCCGGCCAGATTGTAAGAGCTGGTAAGGGAAAGGCTGACAACCTTCACGGATGTAAACGCCTGTCGGGTCTGTTTCTTGCCGGTAGTCGGATCGGTTGTGGTTGCCACTACGTAAATATCGGTATTCCCAACAAGCAAGTAACTTGAAAGGTCCAGTTCGTAACTGCCTTTGGAAACATCGCTGACCGTCTGGGAATACATGGTAGTTGTTCCACGCCTGATCGTAACGGTGATATCCGCCTTTTGCCCGGTAGATTCCCCCTTTTCATCCCCCGTGGTGTATTGGTGATCGTATGTATAAGTAAGACGGGCGTTTCCGCCTTCCTTGATTATGGCGTTATCTACAGCCGCATTCAAGACAATTTTAGTAGCCACCGTTTCGCCGGAACCTCCACCGGAACCGGCCGGGATATCCACGGCGGTAATTTCCGCGCCGCTTTTGTTCTGGAAAGACAGACGGACGGATGTTTCATCCTCGCTTACCTCCGCATTTACGTTAAACAGCGTGGAAGCGTCCACCTCGTTAAAACGGGCGGTTACTACCTTGTTTTCTACCGGATTGGTGGAATCGGTGGACAAAGTCTCGTCCACTTCCAGGATATCCACGTTTACATTCACATTACCGGCCGCGTCCGGCGTCTGCTTCTCGCCGTTTACCGTTACGCTCTTTACCGTTCCTTTGCCGCCGAACTCTTCCCAGCTCGCCTCCTGGTCCCAGGCATCCAGGGCGGTTCCGGTAAACTGGTACGTCTCCCATTTGCCGAGCGATGTTTCAAAGGTGATGACACGCCCCCGGCCGCGCCACTTCTCCGGTACCGCGGCAATGGCGGAAGCCAGGGTATAGAAACCTTCCGTAAGCGGCACACTGCCGGTTACATTATAGGTATTCCCGCCGCCTGAACCGCCGCTGCCGAAATCCTCCCACTTTTCGACATTCTCAAAATCCGTGTCCGGATTGCCTTTAAATTGTTTCGTCACCCAGCCGTCGGCAGTGAGGAAAGAAAGGATCACGCCGTTTTTCCGGACATCGTCAATCTTCCCCGCCGTTTTCAATGCTGCAAACACCCCCGACAGATCACTATAAACGCTGCCGGCGTTCAAGAGGTTGTTTACATTGGTAAAGGTGGAAGACAGACGCCCGGCAGTTTCCTGCAACTCCTGTTTCATTTCGTCACGGTCTGCCTGCAACGTGCTTATGTCCTCGGAACAACTGCTAATATCCTGGGACAGACTTTTCAGCTTTCCCCAAAGGGAACCGTCTTCACTCTGTGAACCGTCTTCGCTGCCGATACGGGCGTTGATATCGGCCAGCAATGCGGCCAGCGAATCACTGTCTTTAAGCCCGTCCAGAAAAGCAAGAATTTCGTTAAAGTTGTCGATTGCCTGCGAAGCGTTGTTGCCGACAAGCCGGTCGATACGTAGAGAAACGGCGTCGATAGCCTTCTGCAAGGCTGCATCGGCGGCAATGCGGGCGGCTTCCTCCGCCTCGATTTCCTTACCCTGGGAAACCAGTTTCAGGTGTTCGTTCAAGAAGCCAAGAACCGCCGCCACCATTTGGTTGGTAACGCTTTCCGCGTCCTCCGCGGTTTCAATGACTATAATAAGATCATCGATATACTCCTGTGTTGCCATATAGATACATTAATTAAATTGTTTACTGAACTCTTTGGAATGAACCCGCGGTTTCCGGTAGCCGCTTTCCGTGATTTCTCCCGTCCAGTTGGACTCCTTCTCGGCAAACGTGAGCTTTAACGTCACGTTCTGCGGCGCGTCCGGACGGACACGGTAAGAAAACTCTTCCGCCGAAGGAATTACCTTGATCTCTTCCCGGCCGTAACCTGCCAGGTAGACATCATCGGAGGAAAGCAGGTCAAGAAGAAAGCGTATTTCCTGCGGGCGTTTGAATCCCGTCTTAACCGTTACGGCTTCCTGTATCTCCGTACGTATGCGATCCGAATAATAATCATCGGTAATTTCATCGTAACGCCGGAAAACAGCGTCTTCGTCTTCATCCATGCCGGGAGTTACGCTCGCCTCGCCTTCCAGGGAAAACACCTCGTAAACCCCGTAACTGTTCAGGAACCGGAGCCGGTAACGCTCGCGGACCGTCGGGCTTTGCTCGATCCCGATTCGGAGAGCAAACGTATCACCGCTATACACGTCAAAAAGGTTGGCCAGTACCCCGTAATCGGTAAAGAATTTAAGTCGTACGGCCTCCAGATTCAAGGCGTAAAAATTACCCACCGTACCTGGTATAGAAAAGCTTTGCCCGGTAAGAAGTTCCATTATTTTCAGTTCGTGTCCCGGATAGATGAAACAAAGCGGGTAAAGTTCCGTCTCGCGCATCATTATACGCCAGTCGTTGCTCCGCGTAGTAAAAAAGAAATTGCAGGATTCATTCAAGAACTTCAAAGAAAATATATCAGTCCCCATATTTCGAAGACGTTTAAACTCCTTCTTGGAAATTCCCCCTTTCCAGGCGGTAAAAGATAGGTTATCCTCTTCCTCTCCCTCATTTACCACATGTATAGTTACTTCTGCCGACAAACCGGAAACGGCAAGTATATGATCCGTGTTATCCGGTAAAATCCGTGCGCCTGTTATTCCGGTTTCGACAATCTCGGCTATATTAACACGAAATTCCCCGATTCCGTTTCCTTTGAAGATTTCTTCATTATTCATCCTGATACTGTATGTAGCCATAGAATAGGATGATACAGACAAAAAAATAGGATTACGTGTAAAAGCGTTTCCCGTCGGATATATATTCACCTTTAAAGCTTCGTCGCTGGCGCTCATTGTATTGCTATTTTAGTTACGATAAAACTGCCTGTTAACTCATTTTGCATCTCCAGAGAGGATATAAAACGATCCCTGGCAGCCGAAGGATTTACCATAAACTTATAAAAGTCCGTAAGTCGGCCCGAATGGTTTTCCCTCCAGAGATTATAAAGCTCCGTTACTTGTGACGTGGACGGAGCAAGTATGATATTATTCTGCTTTTCCATGGTGCAAAAGTTGGGGTTATGAAAGGAAGAATAAAGGACGGAATTAACCGGAATACACTATCGATATAAATTCCCCTATATAAGTAAGGGTAAATGTATCATTGTAAGTTCCAGTAGTAGCTTCCGGATCATTTTGTATATAATTTATATTCACTCTTAACTGAAACTGATAGTATCTTGTTAGGGTGTCATTTTCAGAAGTTGGTGGATTATCTATTATATAATCATCTGTATTGGGATTAATAAAACCGTCTGTTATGGTCCAGAAACGATCATTAACAATGGTAAAGCCTAAACCTGTCAAGTAGTTTAATACCTCTTGCTTTTTATTTTCTTGTACTTCCGCCTGGGTATTACGAACCAATTTCCAGACATATAAAATACTTCCAAAATCTTTAATATAATGTTCTTCATCAAGATTATAGGGGGCTATTAACCGAAGCGTTCTTAATGTCAGCTCGACAGGTACAATCTTATTTGCCGGAAGTGAATAAGAAAGCCCGTCAAAAAGCAAGTACTGCCCCCGAAGTGCTACAGGTGTCAATATATCCATACTCATAAGCTGGTGGACCGGTAACAGGACATTCGTTTCTACCTGGTTGAAAGAGTGTCTTATTATAGCATCATATTTTTTCCAGAAGTTTATAAACAGACCGTTTTTATATTGAAACAAAAGTGATATCGTATGTTTACTTCCGTCTTTTAATACGACTTCCTCACCCTCGGAAGTATAGGGCAGTACGGAACCGAAAGGATATTTACTATTCTGTGAGGATGTAAAAGCAAACACGAAGGATAAAGGCGTTTCTACTTTTTCCGAATCTTCATCATCATTATTAGAGGATGTTTTAAGATATGTATAACGGTGAACGTAATCGGCCAGATATTGAGGGGAAAGGATATCATTCGGGGCAAAATCCATTGGAACGCATTCGTCGTCGCTGGTTAATTCGTTATCTTCGATATTGTCGGTTTTCCGATCCCAGGAAAAGAAACTCGATGAAGAATAAGTAAGGCGTTTGTTGTCTTCATCCCATTTGAACCACCGCCCCGTCGTTTCCTCATAATTTAGATGTATCACCCTTTTGGTAATGTCAACTTTCGCCAGTCTGGCCACTTCCTGATCCTTTAAATAGTCTTCAAACCGTTCAACGGAAGGAGCGGCTCCGGTAAAGGAAGTTTTAGCCGATAACTTCATTTGTCGGGCTGTTTCATAAGTTATTAAAGGTTCATCCGTCAAACTACAGGATAAATCAATGTCCGGAACATCATCCACAATATCCCGGATTAATCTTAACGTGGCTGTTTTCGTATCGGAAGAAACATTATAAACCAGTCCGAAACGCACATGTAGGGCGTTTAAAAAGTCCTCTACCGTGCAATCCGGCATCAAATCGGCATAAGAAAGTTTCCCTTTAACACAACAGTCGGCCGCATTATTCAATATTACCAGGTTAGAAAGTTCCTTGTTCGTCTTAAAAGGATTTTCGGTTATGGTATATCCAAATTCGGAAAAAACAAGTTCCAGTACACGCCATACATATAAAAAAGCCGTTACGCCGTAACCTTCCGGAAGTGTTACTGCAGTCGGAGTACCATTTACTAAAAAAGTTTCTGTTCTTGCTTGATAACGTAAGCGATATACTTTACTTCCTTCTGATACAGGTGTGATATAGTTCAAGTATTTAGGGTAAAACTGATTATCTTTCGAATCGTTACCGGTCATAATCTGAAATACGGCATAATCAGTCTGATAACCTCCTAAAACTTGTTGCAAATGTGCGCAAAGAGAATTAACGCTGCTATACTCCTTCACAGGTAACGTAATAGCATTTAATTTTTTTGCTTTCCATGCGCTGTAGGCTTCCGAATTGTCAAAGCCGATGTTAAGGGTAATACCTTCTTTTTTACCGGCGGAAACAATATTTATCTTCCCGGTACGTTTATATGCTCCGTCCAATACTGTACATGCCTGATCTTCATTCATCGGCTTTATACCCATGTCCAGACGGTGAGCAAAACCGGTTATTTTAGCATTGTTGCCGGTACATGGAACCGTAACCGGTACGGTTTGCGATCCCCGGTCGTTCATGACAGGGGATTTTTCATCAATCTGTACGGTAAAGTCACCCCCTAAATCCAGATAACCTTTGTTCGTCTTAATCTTTAGCATAATGATTACTTATTTTCCGCGTGTAAAGGTGTCGCGGGCGTTATCTATAGTTTCTTTGGCCTTCTCCAAATCCTGATAAACGATATAGGCCTTTATCAATTTGATAGCCTCACAGGAGGCGCGAAGTTCCTTTGCCGCTTCCAGGAACTCCCGGTAGGAAGAATCCCCCGCAGAAGAGGTAACGTAACCGCCTTCCGCATATTCACCCGGATTCTGTGGCAACGGGTTCGCATTGGTACGCTGCCGCCTGATCGCTTCGATAGTGCTAACAGCGTCGATTACTTTAGGATTATTCATTTCCGGCTGTGGTACCACATATTCCCCCTTATGAACTACGCCGGCCACTTCATAGCGTCCACCCGGACCGGTGTAACCACCTTCCGAATATCCACCACTGGAAGAACCGGAAACAACACGTTCGGCCGTGGCGGTCTTGCTGCCGGTAGTGTTTTTCAGGGACATGTTTTTAATTCTGTCCCGTTCTGCTTTGGCCGATGCAAGCTGGGCCACACCAGTAGCCGCAAGCATTGCTGCAGCAACGGTTCCGGCGATCGGTCCTAAGTCCGCGTACGCCTTCATAATCGAAACGGCTGTATCTGCTATGATCTGGGAACACTTGATAGCAAAGTTTACATCCGCATACTTCTTTTGAATCTCCAGTTTCTTATTTTCCTTCTCTTCTTCCAGAGCGGCAGTATCTTCCCCGTTGTTTTCGGCTTCTTGTATGAGAACATCGTATTTTGCTTCCACCTGGTCGATTTCGGCCTGCTGAATAGCTTCCACCATGGAAGAGGAAAGGCCGGAATAATAGTCAAAGTATTTTTTAGCGTTATTCATCTGCATTTGCAGTTTTTTACGCTGGTATGTCTTTTCGTCTATTAATTCCTGATCGTGCAGATTCTTTAACAGGGCCAGTTCATTCTGGTATTCCTGCGCCCATGATACACCGATCTGGGATTGAATCTGGTATAAACTATTCTGGTATTCAAATTCAAGCTGGCTAATTTCCTGCTGTTTCTGTTTCTCCAAACCAACGGTAGAAATTCCCGCCTGTCTCGCTATCTCAATTATAGCATTATAAGTCGTTTCTACATCCTGAACCTGCTTCCGGTGTATTTCCTGCATACCGGTTATTCCTACCGGAACGGAAGTTATTTCACGTACTTTTTGAGCAATGGCCGCTCGGTCACGTAATAGTTGCATCTCGGTTTCACGTACGGCGTCGGCCGCTTCCGTAACGGTATCTATACGCTTTTGTCTGCTGGTGATCTCCAGGGCGTTTACATCATCCAGATAGGTACGGTTTATCTCCAGAAGTTCCGCCGTATGTGCCTGTTCAACTTCCAGCATATAGGCGTCGGCTGCTTCCTGCGTTATACTCTGGTTTAATACCGCTTTTTCCATAGTGTCCTTCTGGACATTGTAATAGGCGGTTTCAATCTTTATCCGTTCGTCCCGTTTCTCCTGTACCTGTTTTATACGGGCGTCTTCCTGCTTACCAGTTTCCGTAAAAATAGCAGCCTGGGCTTCCGTTTCGAGCTTATGGATTTCATCGAGTAACTTCTTCTTTTTGGCCGGGGTCTTTGCTTCCAGCTTCTGGAGTGCGTTGATACGTTCCCGGTAATAGCGAAGATTTTCCGCTGTCCCTTCGAGAATGTACTGGGCTTCCGTCTTATTTTCCTTCTCCCGGTTCTGTTTGAT